CCTTAAGGAATTAGGCATCAATACGAAAATGGGGTTAGGGAAAGTACCTAAAGCTTTACGCTTTAGTCACTTCCATATGACATCAAAGAAAGGGCCCAACGGGCATGCCCTTTGGACTTCTTTCGATGATGCATTGGCTCTTACTCCCGACATGCTCGAATCAATTCGAGTAGTTGGCGGGGAAAGACTCCATAACCTCATTTCTCGTTTCATGTCTCTTTATCTAGTAATACCAGCATTCTTCGACCGGTTCAGAACCCTCACGGGTACTAGAATCCCTCGTAGAATCGCTTGTATACAAGATAAAGAGGGGAAAACGAGGGAAGTTGCTATAGGGGATTATTATTCACAGGCAGCATTGCTGCCCCTGCATAATTTTCTCTTTAAGCACCTTCGTCGTATCACTCAGGACTGTACCTTTAACCAAACTAAACTATTTAGATCTTTAAGGGTCGACAATGGAAGTTCTTTCCATTCCGTAGATTTAACTGCGGCAACGGATAGATTTCCAATATCAATCCAAAAAGAACTATTAGACGTCTGGTTCGGTTCCGAGTATGCTACACACTGAGAGCGTCTCATGGTTGGTCAACCATTCAAATATAAGAATGATTGAATCATCTATGGGACGGGTAATCCAATGGGATTTTACTCCTCTTGGGCTACCTTCGCAGTTTGTCACCATTTCTTCTTATGAAAGTCCTGCAAGCAGGTCGGACGTAATTGGAAAAGGTGTCCTTATATGTTACTTGGTGATGACATCGTTATTGCTAATGATGCCGTTGCCAAGGCATACAAGGAACTACTCGAAGAATGAGACATTTCTTACTCTGTAGAGAAAACCCATATTTCCGAATATGGATTCGAATTTGCTAAGCAAATTCGCCTACATCGTGAGAATGTCTCACCTTTCCCTTTGTCTGCTCTCTTTGACAGACGGTCCGAAACATTTACATGTTTAGGGATCATCGTCTCAGAGCTAATGACGAAAGATTGGAAGGCCGACATTGGTACGTCTCTAAGGACCTACTTTATGGATGTCAAGGGTTGGTCAAGACGTCATTATGACGCTTTGGCCCCCAAGATATCCTTAGTAGTATCTCTGTACATGTTCTTGAAAGGTAAAAGAGGACTAGGTAATGCCATTAAGGATTACGTAGCTCTATGAACCGGAAAGCGTTATGATGAGGTAGATGACTGGGATTACCGCTTATACGGTAATTACCTAGCACTTCTAACTCTCCATGACACTTTCCTCAAGAGCAAAGACAGAGTAGTGAGCGGTAACCAGCCCCTTGGCGAATTAGCCACGGAGATGGTTATCGTTATCACATCCTTAGAGAGTGAAGCTGATCAAGCAAGGTGCTTCGATTTAATCGAAGCAGTTCCTTTCTTGCAGATATATGGACGGGCCGAGGAAACATTCCTTGGCCTTAATACCGACATTTCCGTGTACATGATCGGGGAAGACCCCGAACAGTTCAAGAAAATGTTTGGTAAAGTCGATATACCTCTCTCAGACTCTGCTTTTTATGAACGCCGTCGAGACGTCATAATAAATCAGTGCCTAAGAGCAGCCGATGTCATGATTGGGTACATTAGGTCTATTCCATCGATGAAAATCGATGAACTTGACATTAACATACAGTTCCCATGGAGGTCGTTCATTCGGCACCCTAAGGTACCTATGTTTAACAGACCATAGGATCTCTTCTGGTAGGAAAACCTACCATCAGCCAATCATTTGGCTAGATTTCCT